GCGCGCAGGGTATTTGTAAGTCCACTATCATGGGTAAAACGGACGAAATCAAGGAAAAAGCGGCTAAACGTGTTGAAAACGACATGAATTGGCGCTTAACTACCCAGATGAAGGAGTATCGCCCAGAACATGAGCGTATGCTGTGGAACCTAGCTATTATGGGTTCGGCCTTCAAAAAAGTGTATTTTGACCCAAGTTTAGACCGTCAAACGTCTGTATTTACCTCTGCTGAGGACCTCGTAGCTCCATACGGTTCAACAGATATATCAACAACACCCCGCTTGTCCCACCGGATGCGCAAATCACCGAACGATGTGAAGAAGCTGCAAGTAGCAGGCTTCTACCGTGACATAAACTTGCCAGACCCAACACGTAGCAATAAGCGCAGTGCTTCCGATAAGATTACAGGCAGCGTTGCCGTGGACGATGATCGCCACGAGCTGATTGAGATGCACCTTGATTTGGAGATTGAGGGTTACGAGGATGTAGATAAGAATGGCGACGAGACAGGCATTATGCTTCCGTTCGTGGTTACCTTTGATCTCCAGTCTAAAGAGATTTTGTCTATATACCGCAACTGGAAAGACGACGATAAGACCAAGAGCCGTATTCAGCATTTTGTTCACTACGTATATATTCCGGGTTTTGGTTTCTATGGTATGGGCCTTGTCCATCTCGTAGGTGGTTTCGCCAGCTCCGCAACTTCAATTTTGAGACAGTTGGTTGACGCAGGTACTCTAGCTAACCTACCAGCTGGCTATAAGACGAAGGGTATCCGCGTACAGCGTGATAGCGATCCACTACAGCCAGGTGAGTTCCGCGATGTAGACGTACCGAACGGCACCTTGCAGCAAAACCTGATGGCGCTACCTTTCAAAGAGCCTAGCCAAACATTGCTAACTCTCTTTGGTGAAGTTGTTGAAGAAGGTCGTCGTATGGCGGCGGTATCCGATGTTAATGCTGCCGATATGAACCAGCAAGCCCCAGTAGGTACTACTCTGGCAATCCTAGAGCGTAGTTTGAAAGTGATGTCCGCGATACAGGCCCGCCTGCACGCAGCATTGAAGGAAGAGCTGGCGCTCCTGAAGGAGATTATTAAAGATCAGTTACCTGAGGAGTATGACTATGATGTCGATGAAGGTCGTCAGGTAAAACTGAAGGACTACGAGATGTCCGAGATCATCCCTGTATCTGACCCGAATGCTGCGACTATGAGTCAGCGAGTTGTTCAGTATCAGGCTGTAATGCAGATGGCCCAAGCGAACCCAGCAATCTATGACCAAGTTGAGCTTAACCGTCAAATGCTTGAGGTTATCGGCATAAAGAATGTAGCGAAGCTTATTCCATCCAGCGGCGACCAGACTCCGAAAGACCCTATTATTGAGAATCAGAACTTGATTAATGGTAAACCCGTTAAGGCGTTCGCTTATCAGGATCATGAATCACACCTACAGGTGCACCAAGCGGCGCAACAAGACCCACATGTACAGCAGATTCTTGGTCAGATGCCAAACGCCCAGCAGATTATGTCTGCTATGAATGCGCACATCGCGGAGCATGTTGCCTTTGAGTACCGGAGACGTATCGAAGCGCAGCTAGGCTCACCACTCCCACAAGGTGACGAGCAGATGCAGCCTGAAGTTGAGCGGCAACTGAGTGTCATTATGGCGCAAGCCGCATCGCAGTTACTGCAGCAACACAAAACCGAGGCGGCACAGGCCCAGGCACAGCAATCAGCTCAAGACCCTGTTGTGCAGCAACAAGCGCAGCAGATTCAGATTGATCAAGAGAAGAATCAGCTTACCAAATATAAGATTGATAAAGAGTACGATATCGCAATGAAAAAGTTGATGGCGGACGCTGCTAAGGTAGATGAGGGTCATAAGCATGATAAAGAAATGCAGGGCACTAAGCTGCTGTCAGATGCGGCTCAGTTCGATGCAGAGCAGCAAGGCCAAGGTATAAACCCCGAGCAGGAAGCGGCTAATAATCAGATGCAGATGCAGCAGGCAGCTCAAGTGCACCAGCAACAGTTGGAGCATAGCGCTCAGGCCCACGGACAGAAGACACTCCACGCGTCTGAAGCACATCAGCAGAAAATAAGACATGCTGAAGAACAGAGGTTAATCAACGCAGCATTAGCAGCAGCTCGACCACATATGAAGGATAAAAAAGATAAATGAGTACCGTAGCCTTCGCCCGTTTAGTACGGGAAGAGTTAGATGAGGATTTAAGGTTAGCCGAAGCAGGCATCCTGCATGGGGCTGAGAGTTGGGAACAGTATCAATACGCACTCGGGCGTCGTCGTGGTCTTCAGCAGGCTATTGCGGCAATCGATGAAACAACGCGACGGTTCGACGAGCAGAATTAACAGTGGACACGCCCACCACCGAAAGGGCGCAAGCAAGGAGTAATACAATGAGCAAACTCGTATTGCCTGATTACATGGCAGAAGAGCAGAAGGATGTAGTAAAACAGGAAGCGTCGGAGCAAGAGAAAGCGGAGCAAGTAGCGCAACAGCTACCAGCACCGCAGGGTTTTAAGATGTTAATTGGTCTACCTAAGATTGAAGCTAAGTATGAGAGTGGTATTCTGAAGGCAGACGCTATTGTTCGCCAGGATGAAGTCGCTACCGTAGTAGGCTTTGTAATCAAGATGGGCCCTGACTGTTATAAAGACACTGCTAGATTCCCCTCAGGTCCATACTGTAAAGAAGGCGACTTCGTGTTGATGCGAGCCTATGCAGGTACTCGTTTTAAACTACATAATATTGAGTTCCGTTTAATTAACGACGATTCGATCGAAGCAATTGTCCTTGATCCCAGAGGTTTTAGTCGTGTGTAACGCTTCCGAGCGCATAGAGGAGATATAAAATGGCACTACCAAATGAATCAGATACACTGAAAGCGGGCGTAGAACCCCGAGATGAGGTCGAAGTTTATATCAAAGAGGAGCCTGAAGTTGAGCTTGAGGTTATAGATGACACACCTAAGGAAGATCGCGGTCGCAAACCGCTCCCTCCAGAGGATATGGCACCAACAGAAGAAGAGCTGGAGCAATACTCGGAATCAGTGCAGAAGCGCATCCGTAAAGAAACTCATCGCTTCCATGATGCACGTCGCTCTAAAGAGACGGCGGAGCGTGAGCGTGATGAGGCTATCAGCACCGCCCAGCGGTTGTTCTCAGAGAAGAAGGCATTAGAAGCTCGCTACGTACTAGGTGAGAATGCTTTTATCAACCAAGCGCAGCAGAAGACTGAGCTGGCTATGGCTAATGCCAAACGCGCCTATAAGGAAGCCTATGAAATTGGGGACGCTGAGGCAATGGCGGACGCTCAAGAGAATATCGCAGGTATCGCAGCAGAGCGCAAAGAAGCTGAGGCGTGGTCACGACGTGCAGCAGAACGTGCACAAACTGCTAGACAAGAGGAAGCACCTGTGGTACAAAGGCGCCAATCCCCACAGGCGGCTCCTCCAGAGGTAGAGCCTGAGGCGCAAGATTGGGCATTAAAGAACAAATGGTTTGGACAGAATAAAGTCATGACCGGCGCAGCATACGGTGTACACGACGAGCTTATAGAGCTGGGTATAGACCCAGTGATTGACAAGCGAGAGTACTACCAGAAGCTAAACGCTCGCCTACGCGAAGAGTTCCCCTCATATGAATGGGGCGATGCACCACCAAAGAAAAAATCTACGTCAGTTGTCGCACCGGTTAATAGAACCTCGAAGACAACCACACGCGTAACGCTCACACAATCACAACTAGCAGTCGCTAAACGCATGGGTCTAACCCCACTGCAGTATGCTGTCGAAGTTGCTAAACTGGAGAACTAAAAATGGACACCACTAAAAACCTATCCCGCTTATCCCGTGACACACAGACACGTGAAGCAAATACCCGACCAAAAGTCTGGAAGCCCGCAGATTTACTGCCGGAGCCAACAAGACAGGAAGGTTGGGAATATAAATGGATTCGTAAGTCTATTATGGGTGTATCTGATCCCACTAATATGTCTAAGTCGTTGCGTGAAGGTTGGGAGCCCTGCCGTTTAGAGGACCACCCAGAGATGATGCTAGCGATTGATGGTGACGCTAAGAATTCTGGTTTGATTGAGGTGGGCGGGTTGGTATTATGCAAGATACCGCAAGAGATGTTTGACCAGCGCCAAGCCTATTATATGAATCAAGCCCAAGGGCAGATGGAATCAGTAGATGCGCAGGTCGATAGAGAGAATGACAAGAGGATGCCGATCTTTAATGAACGACAAACGAAGGTCGTATTTGGCAACGGTCGTTAGTAGTTTAACTCCCGTTACGTTGTTTTAATTTTTTGAAAGGAATACACGATGGCAGTCTCTGGATATGGCTTCAAACCAGTGCAGTTGCTAGGTGGCAAGACTTTCTCGGGTGGTACCATCCGTGAATTCGTTGTTACCCCAGCTGCGGCGACTAACCCAATTTGCACAGGTGATTTGGTAACTACTGCGTTAGGCGTTGTCCTGGCCGTAGGTACTGCGCCTGCAGCAAGTACTTTAAGCACCAACACTCCGGTAGGCGTGTGTGTAGGTGTTCGTTTTACAGACCCGGTTCTGAAGCAGACTCAGCACGCGCAGTTCCTACCAGCAACTTCTACAGGCTATACAAACATCTTCGCTAAGGTGGTTGACGATACTGAAGTGTTGTTCCAGGTACGTTACGATGGCGCGATTGACTACACTAAGATCGGTCTAAATTGCACAATGACTTATGTTGCAGGTAGCACTGTTACCGGTAATGCTAAGTTTTATGCAAGTGGTGCGGCTACAACTGCAACGCTACCGTTCCGTATTGTTGACATTATTGGTGGTGGTACTGACCAGGGTACTGGCACAGCATACACAGACATCATCGTGAAATACAATGCAAATAC